AGGTCATAGTCGAAGGTCCAGGCGCCGCGCTTGCGCTTGCTCGCCTCGCCCTTCGCCGCGGCCTCGGCATCCTCGCGGTTGGCATAGGTGCGGCGCAGCTTCTTCCGCTTCGACCCGCCCGCGGTGACGGTGACATTCTTGCCCGCGTCATTGTCGCGATACTGCGCCTCCGCGCCGTCATATTCGTCGCGCGCGGTGGCGGAAAATCGCCAGGTCCAGCCCTGCTGCCGCGTCAGCGTCATCCCGGGCATCGCGGCGCCGCCGGCGGTGGTGTCGGCACCGACGGGCATGAAGATCAGCGCACCGCCCTTTGGCGTCGCCACGGCGTCGTAGCGGCGGCCGAGGTCGCGGACGAACGCCATGTCGCTCTTGCCCGCCTGCTCGATCGCCGCAATCGGCTTCGACGCCAGGTCGGCGTGAATGCGCGGGTTCAGCTGGTTGCGGCCCGCGATCTCGGTCAGGATCGCGCCCAGCGTCGTGTCCTTCCAGATCTTGCGCCGCCGCTCGCGGTATGTGCCTGTCAGGTCGGCCGCCCGCGCGCGGATGATGACCAGGTCGGGCGGTCCCGATCGTTCGACCTCGTCGACCTTGAAGCGTCCCTTGTCGACCATGCCGACCGCGACGTCGGCGCCCTTCTCCCAGCCCAGGCCGAGCAGCAGGATCGCGCCCTTCTTCGGCGGCGACAGCACGCCGTCGTGGTTGTGCAGCGTCAGGTCCAGACTGTCGGCCTCTTCGCCGCGCTTTTCGGTCAGCGTCAGGCCGACCAGGCGCGGATTGACCTTGTCGGACAGGTCGGTGCCATCATCGAGCGACAGCCGCACCGCCGCCTTGTTCGCGCCCTTCTGACCGGGATCAGGCATCAGCGCACCCGCTTGAGGTCGATGGTGAAGTCGATGCGGCGCGCGATGCCGCCGACGATGATGTTGGTGCCGCTCTCGTCCAGGCCGACCAGCGCATATTCGCCCCATTGCCGCCCGGCGCCGTCGACCAGCGGTTGCGGATCGCCGGTGTCGGCCATCTCGACCAAGCGGTCGATCGCGCCGAAGCTCCCCGCGATTTCCGGAATCAGGCTGCCATAGAAGCTGACGTCGTCGTCGCCGGGCCCGACATATTGCACCGCGGCGCGCGCGGCGAAGCGTTCGGTCGCGGCGTGGCGCCAGCTGCGCCGCCGCTGATAATTGTCATAGGCCATCGTCTCCATGCCGAAGACGAACAGGCCAAAAGACATCAGGGTGCGCGCGCCAGCGACGGCGGGGGCGTCGATCGCCGCAACGGGCGAGGGATCGGGGAACAGGCCCTTGGCAAGCCGCTGCAGCCGCGCCGCCTGATATTTGGCGGCGTCGATGCGATTACGCCACCCGTCGAAGGGCAGGCTGATCTGGCGCAGCGGGTTGGTGATGCTGACCGGCAGCTTGGTGGGGATCAGGGCCATGGCCTATGCCTCGTCATCGTCGAAGTTGGAGCGGCGCTGGACGCCGGCGAGTTTCTCGAGCTCCTTTTTCACCTCCTTCGCGATTTGCTTCGGATCCTGCCCGTCGCGGGCATAGATGTTGATCTCGATGTGCTTCCAGGCGTCGGCGCCGGCGGCGGGGCCGGGACCGCGCGCCGCCGGCGCGATCGCCGGACCCGCCATGGCCGGGGAGATCGACAGCGCGCCGGCGGCCGCGACGCCGCCCGCGAGGCGGCGCATCGATCGCAAGGGCTGTCTGCCGCCACGATCGATGCCCAGCGCCATGCCCTGGCTGATATGGCCGCCCATCGTCATGAATAGCCGCGAAGGGGAGGCGATGCCCAGAAACTCCTTCGCGCTGCGCCAGGCGCCGCCGATGATCCGCTTCAGCGCGTTCCAGATCTTGCCCGGTGCGGCCATGATCCCGTTGACCAGGCCGTTGATGATCTGTCGCCCGACGGTGACGAAGCGCGAGGCCATGCCCGCCATGAAGTTATAGCCGGCCAGAAAGGCGCCCTTGATCCGCGCCCAGTTCTTGATGATCAGCATCGCGACCAGTCCGATCGGCCCCGCCAGCGGCAGCAGGTTCACGGCATTGGCCTTCAGCCACGCCCACGCTTGGCCGAGATAGCCGAGACCGGCCCGGAAGGCGCCCTTGATCTTGTCCCAATGCTTCCAGATCAGATAACCGGCGACCGCGACGGCGGTAACGAGCAGGCCGATCGGGTTCATCAGCAGCGCGCGGCCGACGAACAGCATGGCGCGGCCGAAGCCGAGCGCGCCCTTGACGATCAGCCCGAACGCCCGCGAGGCGCGAAGCCCGGCGGGAAACAGGCGGCCATACCATTTGTAGACGGTGGCAAGCGGGCCGAACAGGCCGCCCAGGGCGAACTGGAGCCCGCCGAGCACCACCTTGAAGACCGCAAGGCCTGCGACCAGCTTGATGATCATCGCGGCCGCCTGGGGATGCTCGCGCGCCCATGCGGCGACGCTGCCGGCGGCCTTGTTCAGATAGCCGAGCGTCGTCACCATGACGGGCAGAAGCGTGGTGCCGAGCGTGATCGCGAGCTCGGACACCCCGCCCTTGAAGGCCGTCCAGCCTACATTGGCGTCGCGCAACATGCGGGTGTTGAAGGCCGCGTCGATCGTGCCCTTCGACTGCAGCGATTCGTCGCGGATCTTGCGATAGTCCTTCAAATTCTGGATCAGTGCGCGCAGCGCGCCCTGCGCCTGCATGTCCTCGAAGGCGAAGCCCAGCTTCTTCAGGTCGCCCTTGGTCGCCTTTTCGGTGATCAGCGCGATCGCCTCGAAGGTGTCGATGCCCTGGTCCTTCATCTTCGCCATCGCGGCGGGCAGGTCGACGCCGAAATTCTTCTGGAACGCCTTGATCGTTGCGGGCGAATTGATCTTGGTGAGCAGGTTCTGGATGTTGTTCGCCGCTTCGTCGGCGCTGCCGGTGGCGGTGCGCGCGACCTGCAGCGCGGCCGACAGGTTGCCGACCGCACCCAGCCCGCTTTCGCCGACCGCCTGCATCTGCGCGGTGAGCGACGGGAAGTGGCGCGCCATATCCTTGATCTCGAAAGCGCCGGCATTGCCCGACGCTGCCATGATGTCGAGCGCGGCCGATGTCTGGCTGATCGGCACCTTCAGATTGTTGAGATTGGCATAGGCGGCGCTGGCGCCGTCGGCGAGGTCGACCTTGAACGCGGTGCCGAGGCGGCCGATCGCGGGGGTCATCAGCGCCGCCTGGCGCGGATCGAGGCCAAAGCCCGACAGCACGTCGACGGCCGCGCGCATATCCTCGGGCAGCTGGCGCGCGGCGCGCGCCGAGGCGACGATGGTCAGGCGCAGCTTGTCGGCCTCGCTGTTCGACAGGTTCGCCTTTTGCTGGATGTCGACCATGCCGCTCGAAAAATCGGCGGCCGACTTGGTGGCGAGGATCAGGGGCGCGGCGAGCGACAGGCCCCTGACAATGTTGTCGCGGCCGCGCCCCTTCAGTTCTTCACCGCGCGCGCGCATCTTCGCGGCGTCGGCGTCGATCTCCATCAGCCGCTTTTGCCGCTTGAGCTGCTCGTTCGACCGGGCCAACTGACGCTCCAGGTCGCGCTCGTGCGTTACCAGGCCAGTGATGTTGCCGCTGGTGTTCTGGATCTCGCGCCGCACGTCGCGGAGCTCGCGCTCGAGGCCGGCGGTCTCGAGCGCCATGTCCTTCATCACGCGCCCGGCGGTCTTGCCGGTGCCGATCAGGTTGCGAAACAGGCCCGTCAGCTTGTCGCTGCCCATCAGGTTGACGAAAAGGGTCAGCTTGTCGCTCATCCGCCGCCGTCCTTCGTTCCCCACATGCGGTTAAAGCGCGCGACCGCGCGACGACGCCAGGCGAGCAGGTCGAACAGGTCGAGCGCCTCGATCTGGGCCAGCGGCCAATGAAAGATGGCGGCGATGTCGGCCATCAACTCCTCGACGATGATTCCTCGATCATCCGGTTCAACGTTTCCTGCTGACCCCGCGTCATAAAAAAACCGCGCACCGCTCCCGCGCATTGCGCGATGTCTGGCGCGTCCATGTCCGACACTTCCTGCTCGATCAGCGGCGGATTGCTGATGCGCGGAATCAGCTTGATCAGGGTGGTGACGTCCGAAGAGATGACTTCCTCGATCGTCAGACCGCGAAGCTCGC